GTATCCATAGGGAGACCAGCATTACCACCAGCTGGCAGGAAAGTACGGTCATTATAAACATAATACTCTCTCTGAGTATTTGTTACAGTAATACCGCTTTTTGATTTTCTTCTTACTTCTCGTACTTTACGAATCTTACGAGGATCAACATAACGAAGCTCTTTAATACCATTACGAGGGTTTTCTTCATCAACGATTACATGGTAGTACATTCTACCATCGATGTACCATCTTTTAAATAGTTCATATGCTTCGTTTTGAAAATTAAATAATTCTAGAACTGTATCAAATTCTTCTCTAATTCTATCTTTAACATTGTCAGAGTAATTAAGCTTATCTGTGTTAAGCTCTACAATAGCTTCTGCATCCGTATCAATAGCTTCATTAACAATATCATCTATTGCCATTTCTATTTCTGGATGTAATGATACTTCACGATATTTAGAGACTAGTTCAGCTTCTGTACGTGCAGTGCCATCGAGGTCAATATATGTACCGTATGCACCACCAGCTGCTACTACGAGAGCGCCATCGTCTTTTACCTCTGGGGCAAAAGATTCTACTGGCTCTTCATTTTTTCTTTTGATTTCAAATCCAAATAACTGCATAATATGTCCTTAAGAAAGAGAGCCGCTATGATATTTATAACGGCTCTCAAACTTAATTTTAAGCTCCACCAGCATTGCCAGTGATACCATTAAGAATCTCAAAAGTATCATACTGGAATGTAACCTGGAACTCTTCAATTTCATCCACTGAAGCCCAAGCAAGGTCAATTGGTGCAATTGCTTCTGGATAAATTCCATTGAACTGGTATGTTCTAAGGATTTCACCAGCTTTACCAAATTGTGTTACTGTTGCTTGTGACTTATAAAGTGAAGGTGAACCAGCACCTAATGCAGTTATATTTTGTTGATACAACTGAATAGAATTGTTCCACTCTTCCATTGCATTTCTTACTAAGAAGTCTTCATCGTTGATGATAGTAACAGTCCATGGATCGAATCTACGATCACCTGCTACCTTAAGTTTTCTTCCAAAGTAAGGTACTTCAATAAGACCTAGTAGTGAACTAGGCAATTGTGCAGTCTTACATAAGAAAGGCACTTTAAGATCAGCTACAGGGTTAACTGGGTTGCTGATAATCACTTGGAATAGACTTGGGCGCGCTCCACCAAAGGAAAGCTGGGCGCGAATTTCATTAATATTGAACGCCATATTTTTAATCCTCCCTTATATTAGAAACGGCCAACGATTTCTTCAAACTCTACTCCGGTACGTACTGCAACGAAGTTTAGCTGAATGAAGTTAATTGAACGAGATGGTTTTACGTAGATATCACCACGGAATTCATTTCTATCAATAACTTCTGGTGTATTGTTTGTAGTATCACATACGACTCTGAAATCGTAGATACCTCTACGACCTTGAATGTCGCGTAGGTATGGCTCTACAAGATTGCGGAATGCTGCTCTTGTAAAGTCATCATTGAACTCAAACAGAGCAGACTTAGCAGCTCTTGAGATTGCCTTTTCAAGAACAATGAACAATCTACGTACATTGATTCTGTCGAATGCTGATGGTCTTCCTAGAAGTGTCTTATCTCCAAAGAGAACAGTACCTTGACCTGGGAAGTTAACAACCGGGTTAACATCGACTTTGTAGAGTTCATCTCTATCAGCCTTATCAGGGTTATAAGAAAGCTTAATTACATTCTTAATATTACCTCTGTTAAGACCAGCAGGTGAGAACCAAGGATCTCTTACATTATCAGTACGAACACAGAGACCACCGATATCACCGTTTAGAGGAATCCAACGATACACATCATTGTATCTGTCATACTGATACTTGTGTCCTGAATCCATTACTGCATAAGAAGATGAAGAAAGACGATTTCTAAACTCTTTTACGTTCGCGAGTTCATTACCTGGTACGTTTACAGTATCGCTATTTTCCGGTGAAACAAAAGCTACGCAGTCTTTTCTGTTTTCACAGATGTTATCGATAATGTAGTTTGCTACTTGTACGCCGTTAGTGCCGGTTGCTCTTCCACCTAGAATAAGTGAAATATCAATATCTTCTGCAGATGCAAAAACATCATATGCAGTAAGAATTCTTGATACTGGTATTGCAGATTCAGAATCATCTACACCACCTGCAAAAGAGTATTTTTTAACCGATGTAGTATTTACGGCTAGTGAAGAAGTAGCAGCTGATGTGTATTCATCTTTACCTGGCCATACCCATACTGAATTGTTTTCTAGTACGTCTTTCCAGTAAATTGAACCACCTTGCTCACCTCTAGCATCTGATGCTCTTGAAACATGTGACCATACTTCTAGAATTTCAC